CACCAGCGAGGGGTAGGGGTCGGTCGGATCGATGGTCAGCGCAGTCTCGTACGTCGCGCTCGACATCGTGGAAGCGATGAGATCCTCAAGGCCCCGAGCGACGCTGTGCACGGCCGGGTCCAGGATCTGCATGCCGAAGTCAGCGATGTCGAGGGTCATTTCGGCGTCGGTGACGGCAATGGCCTTGTAGACCTCAGTGCTCAGCGTGACGTTAACGCTGGTTTCGTCGTTGTCGTCGATGGTGATGGCTGCCCCGCCACGCAGCGCACGGCTACGTGCAGTCTGGTAGGCCGGCACGCGCAGGGTGATGGTGTCGTTGCGGTTGCCCTCCCAGTTAGCGAAGGCGTCGGTCCACACCAGGGCGGGAAGCGTGATCTGGCGCTCCAGGAGGCCCAGGGCTGCAAAAATCACCTTCTCAGCAAGGATGAAGTTGTTGCTCATGCTCGCGTTCCTTTCGGGTGACGGCCGCTAGCTGGCGGCCGTGGGATGGTGGTGCTGGGGCTTAGCGCCGAGGAATCTGCTTGGCGAGCTCCCGTGGGTTGAGCGTCTCGGCGTTCGGGGTGGGGCTGCCGCCTCCGCTGAGGCCCCGGCGAACCGTGGGCTGGGTGCGGACGTTGGGGCCGGCCTTCTCCTCTGCCGTCTTGCCGATGACCTTCAGAAGCTCTGCCCCGTCTGCCTCAAGCTCTTCCTTCGTGGCACCGACCAGGCGTGCGGCCAGTGCCTTGGGGAGATTGAGGTCCGAAGCAACCTCGGCCCGGAGGGCACGTAGCTCGGCCTCGGCCTGCTTCGCCTCGAAGCTGGCAACCTTTTCGGTCAACTTCTGCACTTCGGTCTTAGAAGTGTCAGCGGTCGCTCGGAGGGTATCGAGCTCGGTGCGGGCAGCCTTAAAGCCGTCCTCGTGCTTGCGGGCCAGGGCCTTCCACTTCTCGGCCTCGGCTGCGTGGTCAACCTGTGGAGCACCGGCTTCGGGGCCTGTCGCCTCGGGCGCGGTCGGTGCAGTTTCCTCAGCCATGTGCGTTTCTCCCCTGTCGGGATTGGCCCGTAGCCCTGTCGGCACGGGTACAGCGGGTGATTGGGCATGGGTGGGGCTGCACGCCCGTCCTGGTCTGTTGTGGGGGCTGCTAGGCCCCGCTATGGACGGCTCAGCAACCCACCGCCTTCCCTCAGCCACGGGCGGCGCTAGGGGCTGCGTGGCACCCGGCCGAGGGGTCGAGCCTCGCTGGCTCGGATTTGGAGTCCGGGCTGTGCGCCGGCACGCCGGGCAAGAGGGGTTTAGCCGTAGACGGGCTGGGCTCCGCAGGAGCAACCGTCATGGGCTTGGAAGTCGAGGGCGCCTTCGTCCTTGGACTGCAGGCCCTCGTCAATGATCCCCTGGCAGAAGTCGCAGGTCTTGCCCCCGCCCACTCGCTCATAGCCGAGCGCCCGGTCATCGGACTGGATCGTGTCGATCACCGTGTCCCGCCCACCGTCTAGGGCGTAGCGCAGGCTGGCGGCGGCCGTGCGCCCGGCTGCGATGTCGGTGGCGTCGTCGGGGCTGACGTTGCGGGCGAGGTTGTTGGTCAGGGACACCAGCCCGCACACCAGCATGGAGACGCTGTAGGCCGGGAGGTTTACCCCAGCGCTGGCGGCCGGCGCCGGCCCGGGGTCACCTGTCTCCAGGTCGCTGTAGGCTTGGACGTAGCCACCGGCCAGCCGGGAACTCGTGGCGTTGCCCGCCTGCACCAGGGGGACGGCCAGGGCCGTGAACGTGGGGAACGTGGCCTTGACGTCGGCGGGGTTGACAGTGGCCCGAAACGCTGTGCCGACCTGGAGGGCCACAGCGGAGCCGATGCGGTGCTGCGCCAGCCGGTGGGCCTCGGTCAGGCGGCTGCCGGCGGGACTGGCGGCCACGGCTTAGCCCGCCCCGTTGCCACCGTCACCAGGCGTTCGTACGCCGGGGTAGGGCTGATCGGCGGGGGCACCGGGGGCACCGGCCGGCGCTGCACCCATGCTCAGGTGCTGGATGAGGGCCGCCATGCCGCCCTCTTGCTGCGCCAGGGCCTTGGCCCGCTCGACGTCCTGCTCTGTCCATCCGGGGATCTGCTCCCACAGCATCTCGACGGGCACGCCCAGCATCTGAGCCATCTTGCCGAGGGCGTCGGCCGCCTGGGCCAGCGATCGGGAACCCATGTCCTTCCAGTGCACCTGGGCGCTGGTGTCCCGGGCGCCCTGCTCGTCGTCCATGATGGCTGCGCAGAGGCGGAGCATCTGCTCGTGGCTCTCGCCAAAGCTGTGCTGGCGCTCACCGATCTTGTTCGCGAGGCCCGAAGCTGCAGCGGCCAGGGCGTCGGCGCTAAGGTTCGCCATCTTGTTCATGAGCAAGGCGTACGGCGGGATCTGGGTGACGGCGGCGAGGTCTTGGATGTCGGCGTCGCGGGCGAGGATGAACCCGTCGAGGCTGGTCGCCTGAAGCGTGCCAAACTTGACGTCGGGGTTTTCGGCCACCAGCAATGAGTCAACGGCCAGTAGCAGCTTTTTGGCCCGGACGTCCTCGGGGTCGGCGTCGTCGTCCTTCGTCAGGCCCGTGACCGTGCGAGTCACCCACGAGGCAAACCGCTGGACGATGAGGCGGTCCGCAACCGTTTGGTTGATCCGGGCAGCGACGTCGATGTAGGGCTCGACCTCACCGTCGGCACGGGCCTCCAGGTCCAGCAAGTTGTTGTACCTGATGGCCGGGCAGATGGGGGCGCCGTGCCGATAGGGGGCCTCGGCGGACGCCTTCACGCCCGATCCCCCGACGCTGGAAAAGAACGGGTAGACCCACTCGTCGTCGTACAGCATGATCGACCACTTGGCACCAGCCTGGGGCTCGACACGCAGGAAGTAGGTGGGCCACTCATCGGTCGCGGGGTCATCGTAGAATGCCATCCCGCGCCGGGGGCTCACGCCCTTCACCACGGGCATCTTGGCGCCCGTGAGGGGATCGGCGCCGGGAAGCACCAGGGCATAGGCGGTGCCGTAGGTCAAGGCGCCCCGGTGGATGGCCGACTGCCTACCGTCCATGCGGTTAGCCTGCCAGTATGCCCACGGGCCGGCCTCGTCGTTTTGGCCCCGTCCCCGGTAGCCCTCGACAAAGAGCCCCTGCGCAATCTCGGTGACGACGAGCCCCAGCCAGGGCGTGGGGGCCATTTTGATGAGCTCCCGGTACTCCGCCGTCGCCTGGCGGGGGCGGTGGGCAAGGTCGTGATCCCAGCGCGCCCAGCGGTCGATGCGGTCCAGCCGGCGGCGCTCGACGAGGTACTTGGGCACGAGGTCGTTACTCACCAGGGCCAGGGCGTCGTCGGGCGTGAGGCCATCCGAGAGCTCGGGTACCTGCTCAAGCTCAGACTCAGGAACAAGGGCGTTGTACATTTACCAGAGTCCCTTTAGGCCGGGGGAGTGAGATGCCCGCTGCCGGCGGCGGCCAGCGGGAAGGGCCAGGTAGTCGAGGCGAGCCAGGCGGGCGAGAATGGCGGCGGGGAGGGCGTCGATCTTGCGGGCGCTCTCTCGGTGCTCTTTGCGGATGGTCACGCCCCAGGCGTTGGGTGCCCGGCGGGCGTTGTGGACGTGCTGGCGGAAACGCTGCGTGCCGTCGTGGGTCAGGCGGCGCCGGGGCGGGCGGCCTTCCACGAGAGCATCCCGAGCTTCCTGCGCCGAGTCCTGCACCGCCTCCAGAAACCTCCCGGCCGCCAGCGTAAAGTCCTTCTGGCGGGAAGCCATGTCCCAGGCGACGGCGTGCTTCGGGGCGGCCCGGGCGGGAAGGTGCTCGCTCAGGTCCTCGGCCCACCGGTCAACGTAGGACTCCCAGGGGTGGAGGTCCGCGAAGAACCCCACGACATCCCAGCGGTCAAACGCTTTGCGCACGGCCGCATCGATGGCAGCCCGGTCAACCTCGCCGGCCTCGCCGGGGGACCAGACGCCGAGGGCGAAGAGATGATCCGTCTCGACCTCGCACGCCACGAGGGCGCTCTCGTCGTCGGTACGGCTGCCGTCGAACCCCAGAGTGATGGCGCAGCCGTCCGGCACGATGTGGGTCGGGTCGGCGCAGGCATCCCACACTTGGGGGACCACCCAGGCGTCCTCGCTGGCGACGATCTGGTTGTACCAGAATCGGCGGGAGGTCGATGCGGGGTTTCGGACGTCGAGAATTTCGGCCACAACTCGGGTCAAGTCGAGCCAGTGGCTGTCGCCCCGGACGGCATCGACGACGGCGGCGGCCTCTGCGGCCGAGAGCGGAGCCTCGGGCGGGGCCTCCAGGCTGTCGTACATGAGGCCCGTGTCGGTGGCTCGGCCGGCCCGCACGGCGTCGTACGCCTCACGGTCCCGCTGGCCCACCGAGTCGCCACCGGGCTCGTACGCGTTCGTGATACGCAACGTGCGAGCACTTCCCCCGGCGCTCTTGGCGGCGTTGCGGCTAATGACCGCCGCCATCTCGTGCCCGCCGTTGGAGCTATCCCAGTGCTGAGTCTCGTTGAGCAAGACGAATGTCGCCCGGCCGCCCTCAAGGGTGCGGGGCGAGCTCGTCACGGCCTGGATGCGCCGGCCCCCGGCGAAGTGGCTGACCTCGACGCCGACTTGGGCGCCAAAGTGTGCGATGGCCTCAGCGGTCGGGAGCGTCTGGAAGAGGAGCGTGGTGTTTTTGGTTTGCTCCAGGCTGACAGCGGCTGTCTGTACCCAGGCGCTTGGGTTGTCCACGGCCAGGGGCTCACCATCGTCACCCCAGCCGGCGAACCGGCACGGGCCAACGGCCTCCACGAAGCACAGGCAGGCGCCGAGAGGATCTTTGCCCCAGCCCTTGAGGCGCTGAAGCACGCCGTCACGGTAAAGGAACCGGCCGTCGCCGTCCACGGCGTACCACCAGAGCACGAGCCTGGCCTGCTCGGGGGTGAAGCGCCAGGGCGTTTCATCGTCGTGCTGAAGCCAGTGCCCGCACCACCCGAGGACTTCCCAGCCCAGGGTGTGAACGGGTAGATCCCAGCGGCCATCGGGGGTTGTCTGCCAGGTGTGTCCCAAGCGCATCGGCTCCCAGCGCAGGCTAGGGAGGACGGCGGGGGCCGAGAGCAGCACCCGGTACTCCGCGATGATCGCTCGTGTGGGATCTTCGGGCGCCTCAGCTTCACGCTTGCGGGCCACGGGCTAGACCTCAGCTTAGGTTAGGGGCTATAGGCTAGGGGACGGTGCCGTGGGATCTGGCGCTGTAGCCGTGGGCTGTGAACGTCCCGCCCTGGGGGCTCAGCAACCCAGCCTTCCCTCAGCCCAGGGAAGCTGAGCCCTGGGCAGGGTTAGCGTTAGCGTCCCGCCCATGACCTACAGCTATGGGGCTCTAGGCTCAGCGTTGCCACTTGGCGTTAGCGGCCTTCCGGGCCGATGCCGAGCGGCTGGCGGCGCCAGCGGCGGGGCCCTCGAGCTTCAGGCCGGCGAGCAAGCGTTGCAGGCCCGCCCGGTGCTGGCGAATCTCCTGCACGAGGGGGTCGGCCACCGGCTGTCCCTGGGAGCCAGATCCGATCAGGTCGTGGCCC